GCGTTATCTCGGTCTTGCCCAATTGAAGACCGAAGGCGGTCAGACCGCATTCGACAACCAGGCCGGCGAGCGCTACGTCTACAACCAGGAGCACAACGAAATCGCTCTTGGCTATGCGATCACGCGCAAGGCCATCGACGACAACCTGTACAAGCCGCAGTTCCAGCCGTCGAACCTCGGTCTCATGCAGTCCTTTGCGCAGACCAAGGAAATCTTCGGGTGGAACGTGTTCAACACGGCGAGCACGTACAATTCCGCAGTCGGCGGCGACGGGGTGGCGCTTCTGTCGTCCTCGCATCCGATCGACGGCGGAACGATCGCGAACACGCCGTCCGTGCAGGTCGATCTGAATGAATCGTCGCTCCTCAATGCGATGACCACCATTCCGGTCTCGTTCCTCGACAACGCCGGTCTGAAGACCTTCGCTCAGGCTCGCAAGCTCGTCGTCCCGACGGCGCTCGTGCCAGTCGCCATCCGTCTCACCCAGACGGAACTCCGGCCCGGCACCGCCGACAACGATGTCAACGCGATCCTGTCCACGATGGGCGGCCTTCAGGATGGTTATGTCCAGTCGGAATTCCTGACCAGCAACTATGCGTGGTTCCTGCTGACCAACATCGAGGGGCTGCTCTATCTGGAGCGCGTTCCCTTCGAGACGGACATGCAGGTGGACTTCACGACCGATAATCTCCTCGTCAAGGGGTACGAAAGGTATAGTTTCTCGTACAACGACTGGAGAGCGCTCTGGGGATCGACCCCCACGGCTTAACGAGAGGACAAACTGATGGGCACCACTGCATTCAGTGGTCCTCTCGCGACCTTCACGCACGAGCCTGATGGAACGGCCTCCGGCTACTCCGATCTCGGCTTGTGCGTGTTGGCGCAGAGCGCCACGATCACGCAAAACAGCACGACCGCCGTCTCGGCGACCGTGTATCTGCCGGAAAACGCGCAAATCCTGTCGTTCAACATCGACGTGACGACCGCGTTCGATTCGGCAACGTCGGCCACTCTCACGATTGGCCAAAGCGCCGCAGGCACTGATTATGTCAGCGGCGTCGATGCGAAGACCGCCGGACGCGCTTCGCCAACCTATACGGCGACGCAACTCGGCAACATGACGGATATCGGCACGCATGCCGCTGTCGTCGCCACCGTGACGCCTGTAGGCGCCACGACCGCCGGTACGGTCGTCGTGACCGTGCTTTATGTGCAGAAACCCTAACCGGAGATGAGCCATGAAGGGTAAGATGAAATGCCGTGCCTCTGGTGGCGTGGTCGATAAAGACCCGTCTCCGAAGGATGTTTATGCCGGGCGCGAGTCCAACGTCGTCAAGGAAGCGGACGAGCGCAAGCGCGGCGGTCGCGTGAAGAAAGCCAAGGAGATGGGCAAGGTCGAAGGCAAGAAAGCCAAGATGCGCCTTGATCGTCCCGGCCGCAAGCGCGGCGGTCGCGTCGGAGCCGATCGTTCGCCTCTTTCCGAGGCGGCGAAGGTCTCCAATCCCGACAATGTGGAGGGTGACTGACTACGCTAAGGGCGGATCAGTCGGCAAGAAGTGGATCGCCGGGGCCATAAAGCATCCTGGCGCTCTACACCGCGAACTCGGCGTCCCGAAAGGGGAGAAAATCCCCGCAAAGAAGCTCGAAAAGGCGACGCATTCGGACAATCCGAAACTCGCCAAGAGAGCGAAGTTCGCCGAGGAATTGAAATCCTTCCATCATTGAAACGGCGGGGGCCCTTCGGGCTCCCGTTTTCTTTTTCAGGATTTTCCAGATGAGCAATCCTGTTTCCATCATCTATGCCGCCGGCACGACAGGCGCGCAAACGCCGATCGCTCTCGATTGGCGCATTGCGCCGGTCAATGTCGGCTACGCTGTCATTTTTGGTAGCGGGGCGACGGGTAGCGTCACCGTGGATCACACCTATGACAACGTGAATGATCCATCCACCACGCCTGTCTGGTTTTCGTCGTCCGCGATCACGGCGACGACAGAAGGCACGATTACGGCTCCGTTCCAGTTCGTCCGCGTCAGTATCACAAGCCTTTCTGGCGGCACACTGACGTTCAAGATGAACCAGGCCACCCAGATCGGTACGAATTGATCCGATGACGAGTTCCGGCACTACCGCATTCAATCCTTCGATCGGCGAACTGGTCTTGCATGCCTATGGCTTGTGCGGCATCCGGCGCCCCGCCATCACGCAAGAACATCTCGTCGATGCGCGGATGGCGACAAACATCATGCTGGCGGAGTGGAATAACGACACGCCGAACCTGTGGAAGGTCGATCTCGTTTCCGTGCCTCTCGTGCAGGGAACCGCCGTCTATCCGGTTGACCCTTCCACGATCACGGTTCTGGACGCTTATATCCGCGTCAATTCCGGGCAAGAGGATCAATATGATCGGATCATCTGGCCGATTTCCAGAACCGAATATGCGTCGATGCCGAACAAGCTTCAGCAAGCGGAAGTCACCAGTTTTTGGTTTGATCGCTTCATCAGCCCGTCGATCACGCTCTGGCAGGTTCCGGATGGGAATGGTCCCTATCTCCTGAATTATTACCGGTGTTCTCAGATTTACGATGCCGATCTCGGTAGCGGGCAGACGGTCGATCTCCCGACGCGATGGTTCGGAGCCTTTGCATGGGGATTGGCAGCGAGGCTCGCCTATAGCTACGCGCCGAAACAGGTCGCGCTTCTGGAGCCGAAAGCCAAGGATGCTCTGACGCAGGCGATGGAACAGGATGTAGAGAACGTTCCCCTCTATTTTGGCCCGGCGCTTAGCGGCTATTACGTGAGGTAGAGCGGTGGCATGGCGCTTTACGGGACGTGCAAGGGTCAGCCCGAATAATCCAGCAGCTTTCGCCGTGTGCGATCGATGCGGCGTCTGGTACAACCATAATCAGTTGCACTGGCAAGTCCAGTGGGCCGGCCCGCGTCTCCAGAATCTCAAGCTTCTGGTCTGCGATCGGTGTCTTGACGTTCCCCAACCCCAGTTGAAGCCGCGCATTCTGTCGCCCGATCCGCTTCCGATCATGAACGCGCGGCCGGAATTCTTCGACATCGACGAGAACACGTTCCTCGTCACTGACAGCGGTTTGAATATCGTCACCGACAATGGCGAATACCTGATCACGGGTTGAGAGAATGGTCGATTACACCACCTATGTCTCTCAGCTTGAGAACATGATTGCGGAAGACCCGACCGACGCCAATTTTCAGGCGATCATCCCGGCGATCATCAACTATGCGGAAATGCGTATCTATCGGGAATTGGATCTGATCTCGACCATCACGCGGGATACGAGCGTATCGCTTACCTCGGGCAATCAGAACGCCACGGCTTCAAACCAGTTCGTGACGGTACAGGGCGTTAATCTCCTGACGCCCGCTGGCCAATCGACATCGACAGCCAAGCGCAATCAACTCGTACCGGTTGCGAAGGAAGTTCTCTACACGCTCTGGGGCGATCCGACCGTTACCGGGCAACCGACAATGTACGCTATGGTCGATCAATGGGCGATGCTTTTCGGGCCGTCGCCGGATGCGAATTATGGAATTGAGGTTTATGGGACGATCCGGCCGATCCCCCTTTCGGATTCCAATCCGACGACGTTCCTCACGACCTATCTTTACGATCTGTTTTTCGCCGCCTCGATGATTTTCGTGTCGGGCTGGATGCGCAATTTTTCATCCGCCGGCAGCGATCCCAACATGCCGGTCAATTGGGAGACACAATACGGAAAGCTGTTTGCGTCAGCCAATGTCGAAGAACTGCGCAAAAAAGATTGGTCCGTTGCCTGGACCGCATTTTCGCCGACGCCCCTGGCGCAACCGGATCGCGGATAGCTTATGCCGCTCCAGACCATCCAACTTTTGCCGGGCGTCAACAGCGAAAAGACCCCGACGCTCAATCAGGCGGCAATTTCGGATTCGCAGCTCATCCGCTTCAAACCATCGGGCAATATGGCGCTGGTGGAAAAGCTCGGCGGCTGGCAGAAATTCTATCCCCATCGATCGGCTCTCCCGTCCGCGAACTCCATGCGTGGGAGGGGAACAATTTCGATCTTCATCTCGGGATCGGCGCGGAACAGTCGTTAAACGTCATTTCCGATGGGCTTCTGCGAAACATAACGCCACAGACGTTCGTCAGCGACTCGACGCCGGATTTTTCCACGTCAACGGGAAGCGATCTCGTTACCATCGTCGATCCCAACCTAACGGTCTCGATTTACGACACGATCTATATCCGGACGCCGGTCGCCATCGGAGGCCTGATCGTTCATGGCGCCTATGGCATCACGAATGTTCTGACGAGCGACAGTTACCAGATCACGACGCTCTCTCAGGCGACTTCCACCGTTTCGAATGGTGGTGCTCTTCCAACCTTCACGACATTAAGCGGTAGCCCGCAGATCACGGTCGATCTGGCGAATAATGG